GGGGAGGCAATCCACCATGAATCTTGAACTGATCAACTCCATCGCCTGCGGCTTGATTGCCTTGTGGGCGACCTGGTGTGTCCTCAGTGGCCGGGTGCGGGATGGGATCCTGGGCAAACTGATCTACTCGGCGGTCGCCATCAGCGGCTTTGTCGTGATGACGCGTAGCCAGAACGTCTTCTTCGGCCCGACCACGGCTGGCCTGACGCTGCACATGTCCCTGGCGCTTGCCGGGCTGCGCCACGTCTTCATGGTTATCTGGTGGCAGCGGGTTAAGGCCTGGCTCTGCCGCACGATGAACTGCGAGCACTGCATGGGTTGCGACAAGGCTCCAGGCGGGATCGACCGTCGGTCAAAGTAAGTCGCGACACCTTTCGCGAGTCAGCAAATTGTATCGCGACATGGGAGAAGGCATGACCGCAAAGCTCGTTGAGTTCAAGCGTGAGGGATGGCGCGACGCCGCCAAGACGCTGCGCAAGATCGCAGATGACCTCGATGCAGGCGTGCACCCTGAATGCACTGTCGGCGCATTGACCCTGATGGGCCCGAAAGGCGAAGTTTCAGTGTTCGGGCTGTGTCCTAAATGCGATGACCTGCAATGCCTCGGTGCGATGCGCCTGGGTGAGCAGAAGCTGATTGATGTCTTACTCTGGCCTTGACTGCTAGGTTGATATTCTGCTGTCAGAAAGCCATGCTGTTGGCTCAATGACTCTAGGAGTAGGGCGATGTCGGATTTTAAACAGGGTGACTTGGTTAAGCTAAAAAGTGGTGGTCCAGTAATGACGATCTCCTATGTGGACGACGTGGAGCCACCAGTAGAAGAAAAGCTGCTTCCCGACCAGAAATTCAGCATCACGATCTTTTGCCAATGGTTTGATCAGAAGAACATTCTGCAAACAGCAACGTTCAACCCTGAAGTCCTCGTTAAATACTGACTTTTATATGTTTTGCGGTTTAGATCGTTAGCTCGCCCAAATTGGCCTCAGCTTCTCTGGCGAGCTAAATGACCTCTGTGCTATTAAAAAACATGTCTGCGACTAAATGGTGTGCCGCAGTCGAGTGCGGCAGGGGCGCTCTAAGCGTGGCCTTTTGTTGAGTTTCGCTTTTCGCAGTCTGCTATCGCATCCGCCTCATCGTCGAACTCTCCGTATCGCTCGCCATCCTCAATGGGTTCGACGACATACCAATACTGGTTTGCTGGAGTGGCCTGAATGACTTCTCCAGGACGGATTGACTGGACGACGACCTTTGGAACCTTCCGCACCTCATATTCGTTGGGCATTGGCACTTCCTTGCGTAAATGGATATTCACCAATACCGGCACCCAGCCATTATTTCAAGCTCGAGGTGATCCATGGACAGGCCATTTCCGCCGGTGGCACTAGTTGAGCTTTCAGAGCTATCCGACTTCGGTATTCGTCTGACGCCGGCCCCTGAAGTCTGGGCGTGGCTCCAAGCCGAGATCCTCGCCGATACCGGCAGCATCCATAACCCAGACCATGCCCATCTTCTGGACGCAGACATCCGGGTCATGTGGGCCTCGTCGAGCTTCAACAAGCAAGGCCGCACTGTCCTGGGTCAGGCCGAGCAGGTAGCGTTCCGCGCTGGTGGTTGGCAAAAGGCCCGGATGGAGCAACAGATGCGTGATTGGTTCGGTGATGTGCCGGCCTACATCATCACCCTGGCTGCTGACTACTGCGCCCAATGCAGCGACACCGACTTCTGCGCCCTGGTTGAGCATGAGCTGTACCACATCGCCCAGGCGAAGGATCAGTACGGCGCGCCCAAGTTCACCCAGGAAGGATTGCCTAAGCTTGAGATGCGCGGACACGACGTTGAAGAGTTCGTCGGTGTGGTGCGTCGGTACGGTGCCAGTCCTGATGTTCAAGCGTTGGTGGATGCTGCAAACAGTCCTGCTGAGGTGGGGAAATTGAACATATCGAGGGCCTGCGGAACCTGTCTGCTCGGATTGGCCTGACCCCTGACAGACCTAAGACGGAATTTACCCTATGGCAGTCCTGAGCAATGAGGTGAAAGGCTTCATCGTTCAGGCCTTGGCGTGCTTTGACACCCCCTCTCAGGTTGCAGCCGCTGTCCGGGAGGAGTTCGGGATAGAGGTGACGCGCCAGCAGTGTGAGGCCCAGGACCCGACAAAGCGTGCCGGGCGAGACCTGGCGAAGAAGTGGGTGACGTTGTTTCACGACACCCGCAAGCGATTCCGAGAAGAGACGGCCGAGATCCCTATTGCCAACCGAGCGTTCCGGCTTCGCGCCATGAACCGATTCGTGGAGAAGGCCGAGACGATGAAAAACATCGGCCTTGCCATGCATATCCTGGAGCAGGCAGCGAAGGAGGTCGGGGACGTTTACGTGAATCGCCATCGGAGGGATGAACCAGACGACGAGCCGGCAATCCCGACGCGCATTCAGGTCGACGTGGTGGATGCGAGGAAGCCGAATGCCGAGCCTTAACGTTCCGCAGTCGCAGTTCCTCCTGTTGTCTCACAAGTTTCGCGCATTCGTTGCTGGGTTCGGCTCAGGGAAGACCTGGGTCGGATGCTCGGCGCTCAGCAAGCACTTCATGGAGTGGCCTGGCGTCAACGCCGGTTACTTCGCCCCGACTTACCCACAGATTCGAGACATCTTCTATCCCACGATAGAGGAGGTGGCATATGACTGGGGGCTGAAGACCAAGATCAACCAAGCGAACCATGAGGTTCACATCTACAGCGGCCGACAATATCGCGGCACTGTGATTTGCCGATCGATGGAGAAGCCGCAGACCATCGTTGGTTTCAAGATCGGTCACGCCCTGGTGGATGAGCTGGACGTGCTGACGTCGATCAAAGCGCAGCAAGCCTGGCGCAAGATCATTGCCCGGATGCGTTACAACCTGCCCGGGCTGAAGAACGGGGTAGACGTCACAACGACGCCGGAAGGCTTCAAGTTCGTCTTCCAGCAGTTCGTGAAGCAGCTGCGCGACAAGCCTTCACTGAAGGATATGTACGGCCTGGTTCAAGCCAGCACCTTCGACAACGAGCTGAACCTGCCGGACGACTACATCGAGTCACTGATGGAGTCGTATCCGCCACAGTTGATCCTGGCGTATTTGAAGGGCCAGTTCGTCAACCTGACGTCGGGGACGATCTACACGGCCTATGACCGCAAGCTGAATCAATGTTTCGACACAGTCCAGCCTGGCGAGCCGCTGTTTATCGGGATGGACTTCAACGTCGGCAAGATGGCAGCGATCACACACGTCAAGCGTGACCAGGGGCTGCCCAGGGCGGTTGATGAACTGATTGATGGCTACGACACGCCTGACATGATCCGGCGGATCAAAGAGCGGTATTGGCAGCACGCCGGCAACGACTTCAAGAAGACGTGCGAGATCAGGATTTACCCGGATGCTTCGGGCGACTCGCGCAAGTCCGTTAACGCCAGCATCACCGACCTTGCCATGCTCAAGCAGGCCGGGTTCGCGGTCATCGCCCCAGCGGCAAACCCGCCAGTGAAGGACCGAATCAACGCAATGAACGCCGTCTTCTGCAATGCGCAGGGCGAGCGCCGCTACCTGGTCAATCCATATACCTGTCCGACCTATGCCGATGGCCTCGAACAGCAGGTTTGGGGGGCGAACGGGGAGCCAGACAAAACCGCCGGTATCGATCACGCGAACGACGCTGGCGGCTACTTCATCCACCGCGAGTACCCGATCATCAAACCGGTCACCGCAATGAAAATGGGGGTCGCTCGATGACGGACGTCACTTTCACCCGTCCCGAGTACACGGCGGCGCAGTACCGCTGGCGCTTGGTGCGCGACGTCTGCAAGGGCTCGGAAACGGTCAAGGCTGCGGGCGATTACTACCTGCCCAGGCCGAATGCCTTGGACAAGTCCCAGGACAATCGCGACCGGTATGACGCATACAAGAAGCGCGCAGTGTTCTACAACGCCACCGGGCGCACGAAACACAGCCTGGTGGGCGCAGTGTTCCGTACCTGGCCGACATTGACCGTCCCCGGCGCACTCGACTATGTGTCGAAGGACATCGACGGACAGGGAGTCAGCATCTACCAGCAGTCGCAGTCGGTCATCGGGCATTTGCTTGAGGTCGGTCGTCACGGGCTACTGGTCGACTATGCCGCTGTTGAGTCTGGCACCGTAAGCAGGGCCGACGAGCAGGCGGGACGCGCCCGCGCAAACGTCGCCAGCTACCCAGCTGAATCGATCCTCAACTGGAGGACGCGCCAGGTTGGCGGCCAGCACATGCTGAGCCTGGTTGTGCTGCGCGAAAAGATCGATGTCGACACTGACGACGGCTTCGGCAGTGAGCAGGTTGTGCGGTATCGCGTGCTGCGCCTGGATGCCACTGGCGTGTATACCCAGGAAGTTTGGGAAGAGGGCTCCAGCAAGACGGAGATGACGGTGGCGCCCTTCGCTCCATTGAACGGTTCCGGCCAGCGCTGGCGGATCATCCCGTTCCAGTTCCTGGGCAGCGAGAATAACGACACCAGCATCGACGATTCGCCGCTGTACGACATGGCCGAAGTGAATATCGGGCATTACCGCAACAGCGCGGATTATGAGGAGGCGGCCTACTTGGTGGGTCAGCCTCAACCCTGGATGTCAGGCCTCGATGAGCAATGGCGCGACCATCTCGAAAAGGCTGGGATATTTCTGGGCTCCCGGGCTCCTTGGTTGCTGCCTGTCAATGGCGCGTGTGGCGTCTGGCAGGCTCCGCCAAACACAGTTGCCAAGGAGGCCATGGACGCCAAGAAGGAAGACATGGTGTCGCTCGGTGCTCGACTGATCGAGCGTGGCAGTGCAGTAAAGACCGCAACCCAGGCCGACAACGACAGTGCCGCCGAGCACAGCGTTCTCTCTCTGGTCGTGAGCAACGTCAGCGAGGCTTACAGCCAGTGCCTGGCCTGGATGGCTGAATTCGCGAACGCCCCTGGTGAGGTGGTCTACAAGCTCAACCAGGACTTTAGCCAGATCACTCTGGACGCGACGATCCTGGCCAGCCTGTTCAATGCGGTGCAGGGCGGTAAATTACCGTCGTCCGACTTCTGGCAGTACCTGCGCGATCGCGGTGTTATCAATCCCGAAAAGACCGACGACAAGATCCGTGACGAGCTTGAGACAGAGAATCCTGGCCCCGACCTGGATGATGACGAGGGGAATCTGAATGGCGGCAAACCAAGCAATCCTTGACGCTACCATCCGGCACGCCGTCTTCCTTGAGCAGTTGAAGTCGGGAGAGGTGGCGAAGTTTGCGCCATTTCTCAAAGAGATTGACCGCTCGATTCGCGAGCGGCTGACCCGGGCGGATCTGACGGATTACACGGTCGCCCGCTTGGAGCGCCTGCTGAGTGAGGTCGACAGCCTGCTATTGGGCATCTTCGACCGGTACAGCGAGAGGCTGAACCTCGACCTGGTGGATATCGCCAATTACGAGGCCGAATTTGAGGCAACCAGCCTGACACGGGCAGCACCGATTGGGGCTTCGTTCGATGCGGCGGTGCCTGGGGCTACTGCGATCCGCGCGGCAATCCTCACAAACCCGCTTAGCGTGCGCGGTGCCGACGGAGGGAAGCTGCTCGAGTCGTTCATTGATAGCTTCACCACCACCGAGCGGCAACGCCTCACAGGCGCGATCCGGCAGGGCTTTTTCGAAGGCCAGACCAACTTCCAGATCATCAAGAACATTCGCGGCACCAAGGCGCTTCAGTACAACGACGGCATCCTGGCAACAACGAACCGTAACGCCGGCGCCATTGTCCGGACGGCGGTGCAGCACGTCGCCACCCAGGCGCGCATGGAGACGCTGAAGGAAAACAGCGACATCGTTCAGCAGATCGAGATTGTCGCCACTCTGGATAGCAAGACCACCGTGAAGTGCCGGTCACTGGATGGTCGCCGTTTCCCGCTCGACTCTGGGCCAAGGCCGCCATTTCACATCAACTGCAGAACCACTTTTGTGCCGGTAACACGCTTCAGCGCACTGTTCAGCAAAGACGCCACGCGCGCATCTATCGGCGGCAGTGGTCCGCAGCAGGTGAGGGCAGACCTCGGCTATTACGAGTGGCTACAGCAGCAGCCGGCAGCGTTTCAGGACAAAGCCATTGGCCCGGTCCGCGCCAAGTTGTTCCGCGAAGGCGGCCTTAGCATCGAGCGGTTCTCCGAGCTGCAGCTTGATCGTAACTTTTCACCTCTGACTCTTGTGCAGATGAAAGCTTTAGAGCCTCTGGCGTTTGAAAAAGCCAGGCTGTAGCTTCCCAAGCTCATCAGAACGGAGCGTCTAACTTGGTTAAACATCTGAACATTTTCGAAAGGGAAACTTTGTCAACTATCTTCCAGTGTGTCATGGCCAATCCGACTGATTCAGTTCTATGCAAGGCCAAACGCGATGAGCTGAAGACATTGACCGAAAGGCCGGTGCGCGAAGGCCGGCTTGAAGGAAACATATACGACGCAATGTTGACGGCCTTTATTCAGCACCCCTGGAGGTATGGCACAGGTAAGGGGTTGGAAAGCATCGAAATAGCGGAGCGGTACTATCCGTTTGGCGAGGACGAAGTAAATACTTGGCGCCTTGAGAGTGATCTTGGGCTTTAGTAACTCCTACTAAGAAACTTGTTAGAAAACCCGCTCCGGCGGGTTTTTTTGTGCCCGCAGGCAGGGCCTGCACCTACGTCTCTGGGAGACAACCAATGCTGAAATTCCAACTGGATACCCTTGAAGGGGTAGATGAAGCCGTGCGCGCTCTTTACACCGAGAAGGACGGCAAGTTCGTGCTCGGCATCGAAGGACTGCCACAGCCTGAAGACGTATCCGGCCTGAAGGCCAAGGTTGATGAACTGCTCGGCGAGAAGAAGGCGGCCGAGAAGAAGGCGCGGGAAGCCGAAGAGGCTGCACGGCTCGAGCGTGAAGAGCTAGCTCGCAAGTCCGGCAACGTCGAAGAACTTGAAAAGTCGTGGTCCGAGAAGTACAGCAGGCGCGAGGCCGAGCTCAGCGCAATGCTCGAGCAGGAGCGCGGCACGCTGAGCACGCAGATCAGAGATCTGACTGTTGGCCGTACTGCAACTGATATCGCGTCAGCCCTGGCAATTCCAGGCAGCGCCAAAGCCCTGTTGCCGCACATCGAGCGCCGTTTGAGCGTCGAACAGCGGGATGGGAAGCCTGTTGTGGTCGTTCTCGACCAGCAGGGCAAGCTCTCGGCGGCAACGCTTGACGAGCTGAAAGCAGAATTCGCAAACGACTCGGCCTTCGCGCCGTTGATCGCGGGTAGTAAGGCATCTGGCGGTGGGGCTGCGGGTGCTGGAGGTGGCGGCGGGGCCGCAAAAGGAAAAATCGGCGGCACCAAAGAGGAACGACAGGCCGCGATCGCGAGCCGGTTCCCGGATCTCCCTCAATCGTAAGGAAATAACTCATGTCCCTGTCGCAAATGCAGGTTTTCAACCAGTACATCATGCCGGCGACTCTCGAGACGCTTGATCAGTATCTCGCCGCTTTCAACGCCGCCAGCCGTGGTGCAATCGTGCTGTCTCCGGACGGCTTCACCGGTGACTTCCTCCAGGAGTCGTTCTTCCAGACCCTGGCTGCTGCCCAGCGCCGCGTGGATCGTTACAGCACCAACGCAGCCGTTGCTGCCACCGACCTGACCGAGCTGAAGAACACCTCGGTGAAAGTCGCCGGCGGCTTCGGTCCGATCCGCTACGAGCCATCGCAGATGACCTGGCTGGAGCGCCCAACCGCGCAAGGCATTGAAGTTGCCAGCCGCGCGTTTGCTGAAATCCTCCTGAAGGACCAGCTGAACACCGCGATCGCCGCTCTGGTTGCTGCAATCACTGTCCAGGCCGCCGCGGTCAATGATGTCTCGGCTACTGCGGGCATCACCTACGCAGCCCTGAACAACGCTCACGCGAAGTTCGGTGATGCGAGCCAGAATCTGGTCACCCAGGTAATGCAGGGCACCAGCTATCACAAGCTGGTCGGCCAGAACCTGGCGAACCAGCAGCAGCTGTTCCAGGCGGGCAACGTTCGTGTGGTGGATATCCTGGGCAAGATCTCCGTCGTGACGGATGCCCCGGCACTGATGCAGGCCGGCACCCCGAACAAGGAAATCATCCTGTCTCTGGTGCAAGGTGCTGCGCTGGTTCACGACGGCCGAGACATCATCAGCAACGTCCAGACCACCAACGGCAAGGAGCGTATCGAAACCACGCTGCAAACCGACTACACCTTCGGCCTGGGCCTGAAGGGCTACACCTGGGACACCACCACCGGCGGCAAGTCGCCAACCGACGCCGAACTGGCAACCGGCACCAACTGGGACAAGACAGCCACCAGCATCAAGCACACCGCCGGTGTCGCTCTGATCGGTGACGCCTCCAAGTGACCCCTCAATGACTGCGTCAGGGTTTATCACCCTGGCGCAGCGGAGTAACAGCTATGACCGATAAAAACATCTGGTACCTTCCGGGCCCATTCCACCGCTACGAAGACGACGTGAAGGCGTTGGCCAAGAAGGCCGGTTTGCGCATCATCGATGCGAGCGCTACCGAGAACCGCGAAAATGAGGCTGATAGCCCGCCCAAGGCAAAGCTGAAACCCGAGTATGCAGCGGACGAAGCCGAAGCCGAAACCAATCCAGCGAAGATGGGTGTGGCAGAATTGCGCGACTGGCTGACTGCCCGAGGCGTCGAGTTCGACCCGAAAGCCCCGAAAGCCGATCTTGTAAAACTCATTCCTGCGGAATAACTCATGACACTCATCATTGAGGACGGTACCGGCAAGCCTGACGCCGAAAGCTACGCGAGCGCCGCAGATCTGGTCATGTACGCCGACAAGTTCGGCGTGACTATCCCTGCGGAGGAGTCGGTGCAAGAGGCATTGCTGCGCCGGTCTGCCTTGGTGATGGATGGCATGACTTGGAAGGGCAGGAAGATGTCGAGCAACCAGGCGATGGCCTGGCCGCGCCGGGGGGTTGAGCTGGACTGCGAAATTAAGCCCAACAACTACCTTCCGGCTCGGATCCAGTACGGCCAGATGGCCCTGGCTGCTGAAATTCATCAGGACGACATCGATCCACCGGACAAGCGTAAGGGGGCCGTGACGCTGGAGCGTGTAGAAGGTGCGGTAACTCGCGAATACGCGACGATTTCCAACACCAGCGGCCGGCTGTTGCCTGCGGCGCCGGATCGGCCAAGCGCGACCCAGTTCGCCGACTATCTCCAGCGACGGGGATTGTTTGCGGTTAGGGCCTGAATCAAAAGTTCTCCATTTGCCTGGTTTTGCAATAGACGAAAACATTGGCTAAGTCGTCATCAGTCGCCGCTGACACGAGGTCAGTCAAGGTTCTGAAGTCGTATGAGTCGAACGGGACGTAGTGTCGGGCATATTGAGTTATCAATTCATCGGTAAACTCTTCTGCGCACGTCCCCGCCAATGCGACGCGAATGGCCTCTCTGAGAGCCTGCCTCGCCGGGAGTTTGTCAACGCTCGTAAAGTCCGCGGACGCTTTGACGAGGCGGTTAGCCGCCGCGACCAATAGCTGCAATCTTTCCTTGTTAGTCATGGAAATCCCTATTAGGTAAATATATGGCCTTCTACGACGAAATGGCCGTGATGGCTATGGAGATGATCACAGAGTTCGGCCAGCCTGTGATCATCAGCAGGACGGAGCCGGGCGAGTACGATCCCAATCAGGGAGCTGAAGTGCCAGGCGCAACCGTCGAACAAATCGCCCAGGGCATCCTGCTCGACTTCACCGGCCAAGAGTTCCAAGCCAACAGTCTCATCAGGCAGGGCGACAAGAAGCTGAAGATCGCCGCGCAAGGCATGGCCTGGGTGCCTGGGTTGCTCGACAAGGTGGTTGCCCAGGGCCGAACTTGGTCGATTGTTCCCCCGATGAAAGAGGTCAACCCCGCCGGCACGCCGGTCCTATATGAATTGCAGGTCCGGTCGTGAGCCTAGCGGGTGCCGGACAGTCCGGCAGTTTCGCGCTGAGCCTTGCCGAGTTCGCTCAGCAAGCAACCGAAGCCATCGACGCCAGCGTGCGCGAAATCATCATTGAGGTGGGAACCAGCCTGATCCGCATTTCTCCCGTGGGTAACCCGGAGATATGGGCTCAGAACGCTGTGGCGGCCCGGTACAACAAGGCTGTCGACGACCACAACGCCGCTCTGCGCAGTGACCCGGCCAATCTCACCAAGGGCGGGCGACTCAAGAAAGGCCGCAAGCTCAACGACGGCATGGACGTCAAGGCGCCCGAGGGATACGTCGGTGGGCGGTTCCGTGCGAACTGGCACATCTCGCTTGGCGTAGTCGAGAACGTCACCTTTGACGAGGTGGACCCGAGCGGCGTCGAGACTACCGCCGCTCTGGTGGCTGCGATGAGCGACTTCACCGCCGGCCAGATGGCCTACATCATCAACAATTTGCCTTACGCGATCCCGCTGGAGTTCGGCCATTCCACCCAGGCCCCTGGCGGCATGGTCCGGGTAACCGTGGCACGCTTCCAGCAGATCGTGCAGGAGGCCATCAGGAACAACCAGGTATGAGTCATGCAATCATCGCCTCGATCTACGAGGCCAAGCTCATCGCCTGGAACAATGCCAGGCCGCAAAAGTTGAAGATCGTGTTCGAGAACATGGCCTACACCCCGGCAGCGGATGAAACCTACTTGCGAGCGTTCACGATCCCCGGCGATACCGCGAGCAACACGCTGGGCGGCGACCACCGTCTGTTCACTGGTGTGTTTCAGGTAAGCATCATCGCGCCGGCGGGCACCGGCAAGACCAAGACGAATCCCATTGCCGACGAGCTAATCGGACTTTTCCCCCTCTACGTGCGGGATACCAAAAACGGTTTTGTCGTCACGCCAATGACCCCAGTAGAGATGGGCCCTGGCATCACGGGCGATTCAACCTACACCGTACCGCTATCGTTCTCATACCGGTCCGACACCACTCCATAACCCGCCCGTTGGGCAAATCCTGGACCCGCCTTTGAGCGGGTTTTGTCATTTCTGCAAAGAGGAAAACCCATGTCTGTTTATTTCCCCAACGGGGCAACACTTTCGATTTCCAGCGGATTCGCTGCCGCCAAGCTGATTTCTTCAATCAGCAACGCGAACCCGGGTGTCGCTACCAGCGCCGCCAATGGCTTTGCCAATGGCGATATCCTTCTGATCACCTCCGGCTGGGAGGACATCAATGAGCGAGCCGTCCGTGTATCCAACGCGGCCGCTGGCGCGTTCACCCTGGAAGGCATCGACACCTCCAACGTGGCTTTCTTCCCTAATGGCATCAGTGGAGGCACCGCGAAGAAAGTTACCGGCTGGGTAGCCGTCAACCAGGTGATCGGCAACTCCATGTCCGGCGGCGAGCAGCAGTACTGGACTTATGCGCCGCTAGAGGCGCGTCGCGACAAGCAGATCCCGACCACCAAAAATGCGCAGGCGTTCGCCTTCCAACTGGCCGACGACGACAGCCTGGCCTGGTACGAAGAGCTCGATAAGGCCGATCGCGAAAAGGAAGTGCGGATCCTGCGCATGTCGCTGCCCAACGGCAAAACGATCTACTACGCCGGCTATGCCTCTTTCAACAAAACCCCAACGCTCGTGCGAAACGAAGGCGCGGCAGTCTCCTTTGGCTTCACCATCAACGCTGAAATCACCGCGTATCGCGCGCCTGTGGCTGCCGGCGGCGGGGCTTAATCATGGCTAAGTTCAAGATTGCCCAAGCGCCGACCTTCCCGGGCACGGTGATGATCCCCGTAGTTGGCCAAGATCCGGTGAAGGTTGAATTCACCTTCAAATACCGAAACCGGATTGAGCTGGCGGCGCTATTCGATGAGTGGAACCAGCGTCGCAAGGATGGATTAGATCGGTTCGGCGACAAGCCTACCGTGTCCGAAATTGTTGCTGTCGACACCGAAAACCAGATGCGGCAGATCAAGGATCTGGTTGTTGGCTGGGAGTTCGACGATGAGTTCAACGACGAGGGAATCAAGGCGCTGGTGACCTCGTGCCACGGAACAACCGAGGCTGTTGTAGATGCTTACCAGGCTGCTTACGCCAAGGCCCGCACGGGAAACTGATTCGCGCCGCCCGCGCCCTGTATGAGCCTCCTCCCAATGCAGAGCAGCTTGCCGCATTTGGCTGGGACGCTGAGGACGTAGAGGAAGAGTTTGAGATTTGGCCATGTCTTTGGTCTGCCTTCCTCTTGTTCAACAGGATGTCCACTCAATGGCGTGCCGGCGCCGGCGGCGCAATCGGTCTCGACTACAGCTGCATCCGCGACGTGGCCGGCTTCCTCGGCATCAAGAAGAAAAAGCTCGCTGAAATCTTCCCTGACCTGCAGGTGCTGGAAGGCGAAGCCCTGCGCGTCATGGCGGAGGAAAGGGAAAACAGCCCGTAATCACGGGCACTTATTCAAGGTGAGTCGATGAACATTTCCGAACTCGGCATCAAGATCGACTCGGCCGATGCAATCGAGGCCAAAACGAGCCTGGATGAAATGGCGAAGGCTGGCGGCCGGGCTGAGCA